AGATTTATGTTACACTACGATTTATGTTGCACTGCAGCAATTGTGTGATATACTACACATTATTTAAGGAGAAAAGCATGAAACCCGTCGTTACAATCAAAGACTTCATCGACCAACAGTACGAGATGCAAAAGCGCCTTGCAGAAGTTGCCGATAAAGCCACCGCAGCTGCCATAGATTTACTGCCAAAAATGCCTACACCATCGGAAGTTATTGAGAAGGCTATAGAAATCAACAAGTTAGTAAGCGAGACCAGCGAAAAAGAACTTATTAACGGTGCTAAACAACTGACAAAAATTAGCGTTCCGTTCTAAAATAGTGGGGTAAATGTTTACCCCGGGGGCGGTGTTATGAGCGAGCCAAAATTCACTATCAAGAAAGTAGACATTCGTAACACCGCACATCAGAGTGCTATATTATTTTTACAAAGAAAGACATTACCTGAAGATGTTCCATATAAACCTGACCACGGACATTGGTGGATCGCCTACGATGAGTCTGGAAAACCTGTTGGCTTTGGTGGCCTCGTCCGATCTATTCAGTTTAGCGATACTGGTTATTTGTGTCGTGCTGGCGTATTGGGTGGCTATACTGGTCACGGATTGCAGAAAAGATTAATTGAAGTTAGACTTCGGAAAGCAAAAGAGCTGGGTTGGAATTGGTTAATTACGGACACTACAGATAACCCAGCTTCATCTAATTCCCTTATAAACTGCGGTTTTAAATTGTACGAGCCCAGTAGTCCATGGGCTTTTAAGAATAGCCTCTATTGGAAAAGGAAGATAGATCAGGATGCCGTACAAAGACGAGGAAGTAAAAAAAAGAAAGCATGCGCAATACTCGCGTGAGCACTATATAAAGAACAGAGAAGTTCTAATCGAGAAACAAAAGCAAAGAAGATTAGACGCAAGACAAAAGTGGAACGAGTATAAACGTACCCTTCAATGCATAAAATGCGGTTTCAGCCACCCAGCAGCACTAGATTTTCACCATGTGGATAAAGAAAACCATCAGCACGTACACAGACTAGTAAGCAATGGCTGCTTCGTTGCAGCCATGGAAGAGATCAAAAAATGCGTAGTATATTGCGCAAACTGCCATAGAATTCACCACCACGACGAAAATCTGTTACTATACAAACCATTAACAACCAACCAGCTGCCAGAACATGCCGGTAAACGTTGAACCTACATTAAATCACCCAGTACCAGACTGGGCGTTACCACAAAAATTAGAAGACCACGACAACAAGGTCCGAGTTAAAGCCAATACTGCGCTTTTACTTGAAGAATTAGGCTCTGGGTACGAAATGACCCCGGAAGACAACGAGAAAGCTAAAGGGATGTTCGACAAACTCGAACAAGAAAAGACCCCCCAAGAGAGAAAAGATGAGTTGGAAGCCATGGATAACCCAGGAACAGCTCTTGCAATGGCTTCGTATCTCTCAGCATACGACAGACAGCTCGTAGAAGACAAAATTCAGCTAAGAACGGTCGTTACAAACCGACTAATTGAAATTTCACAATGTGGTGATACCCGGCATGAGCTCAAATCCTTGGAATTATTAGGAAAAGCGTGCGATTTATTCACAGAACGGTCCGAAATCACTATTACCCACAAAAACTCTGAGGAATTGCAAGAGGCAATTAGAGAAAAAATACGCCTTTTGATGGAAATGAACACTATAGACGTCACTCCAACGTCTGAACGGCTTACAAACGAGCTAAAAGATGCGTCAGCTGAGTAAACACGAGCTGCAAAACCTCGAAAGAAACCTAACTAGACTCACAGAAGCGCAGTTAAGGGCCCTAAATGAGCAATTAGGCACTGCAGTAGAAGTAAAACAGAAGGAGAACTGTCAAGATAAGTTTATGGACTTCGTTCACAAAGTGTGGCCGGACTTTATAGATGGGGCGCATCATAGTGAAATGGCGGAAGCCTTTGAAAGGGTAGCAAATGGAGAAATTAAACGTCTTATTATTAATATGCCTCCTCGTCACACTAAGTCTGAATTCGCTTCTTATCTGTTACCAGCCTGGTTTTTGGGTAAATTTCCAAAGAAAAAGGTTATTCAAACTTCTCATACAGCCGAGCTTGCGGTTGGCTTCGGACGTAAGGTCCGTAATCTTGTGGACTCCGACGTTTATAAGTCTATCTTCCCGGGAGTTGGACTACAAAGTGACTCTAAAGCTGCTGGGCGCTGGGCAACAAACAAGGGGGGAGACTATTTTGCTATCGGTGTGGGAGGCGCAGTTACGGGTAAGGGTGCGGATATTCTCATTATTGACGACCCCCATTCGGAACAAGAAGCAGCCCTAGCAGAGAACAACCCGGACGTTTACGACAAAACCCACGAGTGGTATACATCAGGACCACGGCAGCGTCTACAACCGGGTGGTGCAATTATCATCGTTATGACACGATGGAGTAAAAAAGACCTTACAGGACAAGTACTTAAGTCAGCAATGCAGCGTAGTGGGGAAGAGTGGGAGGTCATTAATTTCCCTGCGATTCTAGACGACGGACAACCCCTATGGCCGGCATTTTGGAGTTTAGAAGAGTTATTAGCACTTAAAAACGAACTACCAAACGGCAAGTGGATGGCGCAGTATATGCAGTCACCCACCTCAGATGTCAGTGCTATTGTGAAGCGAGAGTGGTGGAATGAGTGGGAGTATGAGGACCCCCCGATGTGTGAGTTTACGATTCAGTCTTGGGATACGGCGTTTTTAAAAACCCAGCGTTCAGACTATTGCGCTTGTACCACTTGGGGTGTTTTTTATAGAGATAACGACAGAGGCACAAGAGTACCCCACATCATCCTACTTAACTCTTTTAAACAGCGTATGGAGTTCCCCGAGTTAAAACAAACTGCGTTTGAGCACTATAAAGAATGGGAACCTGATGCACTTATTGTCGAGGCAAAAGCCTCTGGAGCCCCGCTTGTATTTGAGCTTCGTGCAATGGGTATACCGGTCCAAGAATACGTACCAAGCAGAGGTAATGATAAAATAGCACGATTAAATGCAGTTGCTGATATATTTGCATCTGGAAGGGTGTGGGTACCTCAAACTGCGTGGGCAGAAGAATTAGTAGAAGAAGTAGCAAGTTTTCCTTCGGGCGAGCATGATGACTTGGTTGACTCGATGACGCAGGCATTGCTACGGTTTCGTAGAGGTGGGTTTATTCAGCTTGAGTCAGATGAGCAAGATGAGCCGAAGTATTTTAAATCGTACCGGAAAGCTGGGTACTATAATGTATAACGCAGGAATTTAATATGCCAATAGAAAAAGGTTTATACGCAGCCCCCATGGGGATCTCTGAGATCAACAACGAGGAAATGCCTGAGTTAGAAATTGAGATTGAAGACCCCGAGTCAGTCGAGATTGGTATGGATGGTATGCCAATTCTGCGTATAGAAAAAACCGAAGACAAAGATGAGTTTGATGAAAACTTAGCAGAAGAATTAACAGAAGGACAATTACAACAAATCTCCAGCGATTTAATTGGCGATTTTGATGACGACGTTAGCAGCAGAAAAGACTGGATGCAGACGTATGTAGATGGCTTGCAACTCCTAGGTATGAAAATTGAAGAGCGTATGGAGCCTTGGCCCGGCGCTTGTGGTGTATATCACCCCATACTAAGTGAAACACTTGTTAAGTTCCAATCCGAAACAATTATGGAGATCTTTCCTGCGCAAGGTCCTGTTAAGACACAAGTAATTGGAAAAGAGACCCCAGAGAAAAAAGATGCTGCTGAGCGTGTCCAAGAAGACATGAACTATCAGTTAACAGAAAAAATGGAAGAGTTCCGTCCCGAGACTGAGCGGATGTTGTGGGGCTTAGGGCTTGCCGGTAATGCGTTTAAGAAAGTTTACTACGACCCAAGCTTAGAGCGCCAAGTTAGTATGTTTGTGCCAGCAGAAGATCTCGTAGTTCCATATGGCGCATCTAGTTTAGAACAATCCCCTCGTGTGACACACGTCATGCGCAAGACCCCCAACGAGCTAAGAAAATTACAGGTTGCGGGCTTTTGGAGAGATATAGAACTTGAAGAACCTACCGATAGTTTTGATGAGGTAGAGAAAAAAATTGCGGAGAAGATGGGCTTTAGAGCTAGCACTGATGACCGCTATAAGATATTGGAAATGCAGGTAAATCTTGACTTAGAAGGTTACGAGGACACCGATGAAGACGGAGAGCCAACGGGTGTAGCGCTTCCGTATATAGTCACAATGGAGAAAAGTAGTGGTACTATCTTGGCCATTCGTCGTAACTGGAGACCAGAAGATGAAACTAAAAAGAAACGTAACCACTTTGTACACTACGGTTATATCCCTGGTTTTGGGTTTTATTGCTTCGGTCTTATTCATCTTATTGGGGCTTTTGCTAAATCAGGAACTTCTATACTCCGCCAACTTGTTGACGCAGGATCACTCTCAAATCTGCCTGGTGGCTTTAAGACCCGTGGGTTGCGTTCCAAAGGAGATGATACTCCGATAAGCCCAGGAGAATTCCGTGATGTTGACGTACCTTCGGGCACAATCCGAGACAACATAGTTCCGCTTCCATATAAAGAGCCGAGTATGGTCTTGGCTGGGTTGTTAGATAAGATCATTGAAGAAGGACGTCGTTTTGCGTCTGCAGCAGACTTACAGATAAGTGACATGAGCGCACAAGCGCCTGTAGGTACAACACTAGCAATTCTGGAGCGTACACTCAAAGTAATGTCCGCAGTACAAGCTCGCATCCATTATGCAATGAAACAGGAACTGAAACTGCTTCGTGACATAATCAGGGATTACACTCCAGAAACCTATGACTACGAGCCCACTGAGGGATCACCTCGTGCTAAACAATCTGACTACGACAACGTCGATGTAATTCCAGTCTCAGATCCAAACGCTGCAACAATGGCGCAAAAGATTGTGCAATATCAAGCAGTCTTACAACTGGCCCAACAAACCCCACAGATTTACAACATGCCGTTCTTACACCGCCAGATGCTAACCGTACTTGGTATTAAGAATGCGCAAAAGCTAGTTAAGTTGCCAGAAGATCAGAAACCCGAGGACCCCATCACTGAGAATACAAACGTTCTTATGATGAAGCCAGTCAAAGCGTTTTTGTACCAAGACCATCAAGCACATATTACCGTGCACATGTCTGCTATGAAAGATCCTAAGATCATGCAGTTGGTAGGTCAAAACCCTCAAGCACAGATGATACAGTCCGCCATGTTAGCTCACATCAACGAGCACATTGCTTACGAGTATCGCAAACAGATGGAAGCAGTTATGGGTATTGAGTTGCCAAGCCATCCAGATGACGAGGATGCACAGGGTATTCCTGTAGAAATGGAAGTTCAAATATCTCAGCTTGCTGCCCAAGCCGCACAACAACTATTGCAACGCAACACAAACGAGGTTGCCGCACAACAAGCTCAGCAGGCCCAGCAAGATCCTATTATCCAGATGCAACAGCAAGAGCTCCAGCTCAAAGCGCAAGAAGTATCTATTAAGGAGCGCAAACTTGCCGCTGACGCAGCAGCTAAGGCCGACCAGCTTGAGATTGAGAAAGAAAGAATTACGTCTCAAGAGAGAATTGCAGGTTTACAGGCATCTCTCAAAGCACAGAAAGACAACCAAGACCGAGAGGCTAAACAGGAAGAAGCCGGGGCAAAACTTGGTGTCGATATGGCTAAGACATATGCGCAGATGCAGAAAGGCGAAAAACCTAACAAATGATAGAAAAGTATCTTGATCGTGTAGTCCAGCAACTAGACGAGAAAGTAGGACGGCTACAGGAGGCCGTTGGTGCGGGAAGTGCAAAAGACTTCTCTGAGTACCAGAAGATGTGTGGGGAGATTCAAGGTCTTCTTTCTGCTCGTCTATTCATAACCGACCTTAGAAAAAATATGGAGCATTCTGATGACGAATGAAATCCTTATCGGCTCAAACCCCGATAAACCAGAAGTTGTAGGCGCAGTAAGTTTTACAGCAAGTAACGAAGAAAAAGCACGACAAGTTCCAACCCCATCAGGATACAGAGTTCTCTGTGCAGTACCCGAGGTTGAAGAACAATACGAGAGCGGTTTAGTAAAAGCAGGCGAAACAATTAACTTTGAAGAGAAGCTAGCAACGGTTCTTTTTGTGGTTGAGATTGGCCCAGATTGCTACAAAGACCCCGCTAGATTCCCCACAGGCCCTTGGTGTAAAAAAGGTGATTTTGTAGTTGTCAGACCAAATGCTGGCACTAGATTACTTATCCATGGTAGGGAGTTCCGAATGATTAATGATGATTCCGTAGAGGCTGTAGTACAAGATCCTCGTGGAATTAAACGTGCTTAAGGAGTTATAAATGGCTGAAAACAAACAAGAAATGGAAAATTTTGAGTTTCCCGACGAAGTAGAAATTAAGGGTAAACCCGTAGAAAACGATGTGGATATCGAGATTGAAATTGAAGACGACACCCCGCCAAAAGACCGGAACAAAGAAGCTATTCCGGAAGAAATGGTTAAGCAGTTTGACGCTGCCGACGACGAAGAAGACCTAGATCCTAAAGCGCAAGCTTTACGTCTAAAGCAGTATAAAAAGGTTTATCACGACGAACGCAGAGCCAAAGAAGCTGCTTTTAGAGAACAACAAGAGGCTATTAACCTAACTAAACGGTTAATGGACGAGAACAAAAAGCTACGTGAAGCTTACAGTACAGGCGAGAAAACCTATATAGAAACGGTTCAAAACGCCGCTGACTTAGAGATTCAAGTAGCTCAACGTGCTTATAAAGAAGCTCTAGAAACCGGCGACCCAGATAGAATTGTGGAAGCCCAGACTAGACTAAACGAAGCAGGGTATAAAGTTCAGAAGGTTAAAGACTTCAAACCAAGTACTTTACAAATTTCTGAAAATGATGTACAAATGCAGGAAGTGGAGCAACAGCGTCCCAAGATTGATGCCAAAACACAGTCTTGGTTGGACCAGAATCCATGGTATGGCACTAAGAAAGCCATGTCAAGTTTTGCTGTTGGAGTACACGACGAATTAATTGACGAATACGGTAAAGATATTATCGGTTCGGATCAGTATTTTAAACGTATAGACAGAACTATGCGTGAGAAGTTTCCAGAATACTTTGGTATTCCGGAAGAAAAGGCAGAGTCAGCAGAAGAGGTCCAGAAACCTACTCCAAAAGCTAAGCCAAACACGGTTGTTGCTCCGGCTACAAGAAGTACGTCATCCAAACAGATACGTTTAAAGCAAACGCAATTACAGTTAGCTAAAAAACTTGGATTAACCCCCGAGCAATACGCCCGTGAACTTACAAAATTGGAGGCCCAAAATGGCTGAAAAAAGACTTACTCGTGAATTAGATACCCGTGCAACAAGCGAACGTCCTAAGCAGTGGGCGCCAGCAGAATTGCTCCCTGAGCCTGACAAACAAGCTGGGTATTCGTATAGATGGATTCGTACTTCAACGCTGAATCAGGCGGACCCTCGCAATATCTCTGGGAAACTAAGAGAAGGCTGGGAACCTGTAGGAATTGAAGAACAACCCAAGTTTCAACTGCTAGTTGATCCCAATAGTCGCTTTAAGGACAATATTGAGATTGGCGGGTTATTGCTT